AATATAAATTCCAATATGCTGCAGTCGTGGCTGATATCGCAGATTGGTTTCCTCACTACGTAAATAAAGAAAGTATGTTTTATTATGGAACAAATGCAGTAGAATGTATTTCGTATCTCGCAGAAAATGATAAAAAACTAAAGAAAGAAGATTTTCTTGATGAAGTAATGAGAAGCATTTATGAAGATACAGGAAGTGTACCATATAATGCTGAAGATGTATGTTGCGATTATATTAGATGGGTTGAAAACTATATTAGACCTGGAGATGATTATGCACATTTAGATTTCGATAAAGTGTGGTCAAGTAGTGATATTAAAGATCATCCACGAGGAAGACAAAAGTCAATGCTTGATCTCGGATTAGTAGAAACATTTAATGGTATTACTGCACATCCATCTGATTTAAAAGTACTTAATGATAATAATTTAAGTGTACAAGAATATCAAAATATGGTACAATATTACAACTTATGAGTTTATTTCCAAACGAACATAATATCGTATATCCAAATACTACGATAGTTGAAATGAAAAAGAAAAAACCTGTTGATACGTGGATGAAAGATTATACTTTAGATCAACGTAAAGAAAAGTTTTTTGAGTTTTGTGATAAGTTCGATTTGAGATTAGATGATTTATTAAAAGATGATTTCCAAATATTTTCACATAGATTACATTGGCACGAACATCCTTATGTAGATTTTTTTAAAGGAAAAGATGTTTCCAATTTCGAAAAGATACTATATACTATTACATATTCTTTTTCTAATGAACATTGGGGAACATTTAAAGCGCTATACGATGGCGGAGAAAATGGATTGAGATCTAGATTTGAAAGACATCGTCATGCAAGATCTGATTTATTTCAAATATATTATCCAAAGGGAACAAAAGTTTCTGAATGGTTAATTACTGCACCGAGAAAATGCGCACAAGATATGGCTCATGTTTTAGATGAAAAAAATAAACCATGGACAATGATGGAATTAGCTAAAAGATTTGAGAAATATTTTAAAGAGGAACAAGGGTTTAGATCACCATTATATCCATGTAAAAACTTTGCTCGATATATGGCAATGACATGGCCAGATCAAGTTGATCCTGAATCTGTATTATTTGGAGGAACTGGTCATTTCGATGGAATGCATCAGATATTTGGTGGACAAAATCTAAATGGAAAAGTTAAATATGAAATTGATGAAGATGGTGAATTTATTCCTACTAATAAACATGGCGAATTATGGTTAGAACAAATGTACGAGTTAGCAAATGATCCTCGTAATCCAATGCATACACAAAAGCTTTTGAACGTAGAAGATAAAACATGTTTCTTTTACAAACACATTGCTATTTCTCAAGGAGAAAAAAGGCCGACAAAAAGAATTCCAAGAGATTGGATATTTCCAAGGGAGTTTAAACTTGAGTCACAATAAACACGTAGTTGATGGATTTAATAGAGATATTGGTTTAATGCAACCAGATGAAGCTATTGAATATTATTTAGGATTAGCAGAAGGTTGGGAAGATCCAAATCCACCACTCGTTTTAACAGAACATGATGGAGTAACAGTTGTCAGGGATGACCTTATTACTGGAACAAAAGTAAGAGGAGCAGATTTACTTATGTCAAAAGTAAAACAAGATACTGTTTCTTATGTTCAACCTCGTACAGGTTTGGCAGGTGTAAGTATTTTAGAAGTTGCGAAAAGGCATAATAAAAAAGTTAGATTGTATATGCCATCAAGTAAAAGAATTTCGCATCATCAAGCTTGTTGTATTGAAAGAGGTGCAGAAGTTAGTTTTCATAGAATAGCAGCAATGCCTAACTTAAATGCAATTGCAGCTAAAGAATCAAAAGAAAATGGACATTATTTTATTCCTCTTGGATTAAAACACGAATTAGTAACTGCAGGTTTAGTTAAAGTTGCTAGATCAATTCCTGAACCAGATGAAGTGTACACTGTAGTATCAACTGCAGTTTTGTCAAGAGCATTACAAATCGCATGGCCAAATGCTAAATTTACTGCAGTGGCTGTGGCAAGAAATATGAAAGGCGGCGAATTAGGAAGAGCTAAAGTAATTAGCGCACCAGAACCTTTTACAAAAAGTATTAAAGAAGAAGAGATGCCACCTTTTCCAAGTATAGGAACATATGATGCAAAAGCATGGAGATATATTCCTAAAAATAGCGGAAAGAATATATTGTTTTGGAATGTAGGATCAGAGCCAATATTACAAGATGAAAGCTTATATGAAACAGTGGATAGTTATAGAGATTGGGAGAAAAACGAAGAATGATAACAGGAACTTTTAATAAAATACCAAGAAAAAAGAATAGTCATGGATATGGTTGGGCTAGAACTTGGTCTGAAAATTTAGGAGTTGGGATTAATCATGAAGGATATACCGTTGAAACATTATATTTAGATCACGGAGTAAACTTTGGAGGATCATTAAATTTATTTGGAGGTTTCACCGAAGATCTAGAAAAAAGAATAAATAATTTCTTAGAAGCTAAAGTAATTTATTCTCTTGATATTGATATGCCAGATTATGGAGCAATGTTAAAAGCAAGAAAAGATGTAAAAGATAAATTATGGTGTGATAAAGTTTCACGTAAATGCGCAACAGCAATAACTTTAAAATCAACTGATATTACCGATTTACATTGGCTAACTATTGGTGATTCTCATACAGCAGCATATTCAAAAGAAGATTCAATGGTAATTAAAACTGATGGATTAACATTGAATGGTCAAATTAAAACCGATTTTGAATATGTAACAAAACATATAAAAGAATGTAATCCTAAAGGTATTACTATGTCTTTCGGTAATATTGATATTAGACATCATATTATTAGATTATCTGCAGATAGTATGCCTATGCTAAAAGCTTGGAAAGAATATGGAGATATGTTAGAAAGAAACGGAATTAAAGTTGAATATTCTACTCCATGGCCAATTGAACACGAAGAAAGAAGATTGCCTAAAACAGGATATTACAAAGATCAACCATTTTGGGGATCAAGATTTCAAAGGATTGCTGCGTTAAAAACATGGATTATGAATATGGATAATTTAGGAATGAATAGAGTTGAATATCCAGAAGAGTGGTTATCCATGGATGGAGAAAAATTTGCAAAGGACAAAATGGAGAGCGTTTCGTCTGTGCATCTATCACCAGAAGTTTATAGAAGAAAAAATTGGGGAATTAACTGTGTACAATTGTCTGATTTTATGGTATAATATACATATAATTTTAAAAGGAGAACTATGCCAAGTATTAATTTAAATAAACCACCACAGAATAGGTGGAAGAAAAGAAACAATCGAAAGCCTCAAGGTCCAATGCCTTTTGATGTGGCTATGAGAAAGTTTAAAAAATCTGTTGAAGCAGCAGGTATTATTCAAGAAGTTCGTAAAAGAGAATTTTATGAAAAACCAACTGCTAAGCGAAAAAGAAAAAAAGCAGAAGCTATCGCTCGATGGAAAAAGAAAGAAAGAATGCTTAAACTAAACGGCTATCCAGAGTCGAGGAGAAAAAGATAATGTCAGTAATGGATAAATTGAAAAAGAATTCTAAAATTAAGTTTACAAAAGAACTTAATAAATCAGAATTTTTTACAGAAAAAGATATGATCTCAACTGATGTGCCAATGGTTAATGTCGCTTTATCAGGTGATATTGATGGTGGTCTTACATCAGGATTAACTGTACTCGCAGGTCCAAGTAAACATTTCAAAACATCATTTGCTTTATTAATGGCAGGTGCGTATTTGAAACAACACGAAGATGCAGTATTATTGTTCTATGATTCAGAGTTTGGTTCACCACAATCATACTTTGAAGCTTTTGGAATTGATACTTCAAGAGTGTTGCATACACCTATTGTTGATGTAGAACAACTTAAGTTCGATTTAGTTAGTCAACTAGATAATATTGAAAGAGGCGATAAAGTTATTATCGTTATCGATTCTATTGGTAACTTAGCATCAAAGAAAGAATTAGAAGATGCACTTAATGAAAAGTCAGTGGCAGATATGTCAAGAGCAAAAGCACTTAAAGGTTTATTTAGAATGGCAACTCCATATCTAACAATGAAAAACATTCCTTTACTTGCAGTTAATCATACATATCAAGAAATTGGTTTATTTCCAAAATCTATTGTATCTGGTGGAACGGGTATATATTACTCAGCAGATAATATTTGGATTCTTGGAAGACAACAAGTAAAGAAAGGAACCGAAATAAAAGGATATAATTTTGTTATTAACGTTGAAAAATCAAGATTTGTTAAAGAGAAATCTAAGGTACCTATTGGTGTTTCTTGGGAAGGTGGTATTGAACCTTACTCTGGGTTGCTTGATGTTGCTATGGCTGGTGGCTATGTTGTTAAACCAACTATGGGTTGGTACGCAAGAGTCAACAAAGAAACTGGCGAAGTGGTTGAACCTAAAGTTAGAGAAAAAGATACACTTACAAAAGAATTTTGGGATCCAATCTTTAACGAAACAGATTTCAAAACATTTATAAAATCTTACTATCAGATTGGCCATAAACCATTGCTTGATATTGATTTAGGATTAGAGGAAGATGGATAAACATTACACTACTCAAGAACATCCTGATTCAGATTTTTATGCGATAAAATTTACTGAAGAATCTCCATATACTAATGTAATGGTTATATATGGTACAGTAAAAATTTTAGAAGATCAACAATTAGATATGGCAACGTTGAAGTTTACATATAACATTGTTGATCCTGGTGATTTCGATCACGATGATTTAAAACAAGATGATGATTTTAATAATTATCTTGGAGACTTATTACAACATATTATTAGAGAGGGAACAATTGGAAATTCAGAATCAACTACCGACACACATACTGAGTCATCTACTCAATAACGAGGAATATTGCAGAAGAGTAATACCTTATATTGAAAAGACTTATTTTGAAGGCGTACACAAATTAGTATTTGACCTCATAGTCGATTTTGTTTCAAAACACAATAAACTTCCAACAGGAAAAGTTTTAGATTTAGAACTTAAAAAAATCTCAGCTCCTGAAGATTCGTTAAATCATGCATCATTACTTATTAACGAAATTAATGATCAATCAAATATCGATACAGATTACCTTATTAATGAAACTGAAAAATGGTGTCGTGATCGCGCAGTTTATAACGCAATTATGGAATCAATTCAAATCATTGATGGTAAAGATAAAGAAAAAACTGAAGGTGCAATACCAGAAATTTTATCAAATGCATTAGGTGTTTCATTCGATCAAGCTATTGGTCATGATTATGTTGATGATTCTGATGCTCGTTTTGATTTCTATAATAGAAAAGAAGAAAGAATCCCATGGGATCTTGATTACTTCAATAAAATCACAAAAGGTGGTATACCAAATAAAACATTAAATATTTGCTTAGCTGGTACTGGTGTAGGTAAATCGTTATTTATGTGTCACAATGCTGCATCAGTATTGACTCAAGGGAAAAATGTTTTGTATATTACTATGGAAATGGCTGAAGAAAGAATTGCTGAAAGAATCGATGCGAATCTTATGGATTTACCTATTCAACAACTTGAATCATTACCTAAAAATGTCTTTAATGAAAAGATTGCAAGTATCGCAAAAGGAACAATTGGTAAATTAATTGTAAAAGAATATCCTACTGGTGCTGCACATGCTGGTCACTTTAGGGCATTATTAAAAGAATTAAAGTTGAAAAAGAACTTTAGTCCCGATATAATTTATATCGATTATTTAAATATTTGTGCTTCATCTCGTATGAAATCTATGGGTGGAAGTATAAATAGTTACACTTATATTAAAGCTATTGCTGAAGAATTACGTGGTTTAGCTATTGAGTTTAACTTGCCGATTATGTCTGCAACGCAAACAACTAGATCAGGTTTCAGTAATACAGATATAGGTCTTGAAGACACTTCTGAATCATTCGGCTTACCAGCTACTGCTGATTTGATGTTTGCTCTAATCTCAACTGAAGAATTAGATGAACTCAATCAAGTAATGGTCAAGCAACTTAAAAATCGTTATAATGATCCTACTAAATACAAACGCTTTGTCGTAGGTATTGATAGGTCAAGAATGAAATTGTATGATGTAGAAGAGTCAGCTCAATCAGATATTGTTTCTGATATGAGCATCCCCGATAAACCAATTGCAACGTGGGGGGATAATGAAAGAAAAGACACGTTTGCAGAATTTAAAATATAGGAGAAATATATATGGATATGTTACTAAACGCAAAAGGCTGGGTTATGGACAGACTAAAAGAAAGAACATCACTTGATGGTGTCGCACTGATTGGAGTCTGTGGATCAGTCATTTTATTCGGAGGCTTAGCTAAATTATTAGCATGGGTCGGTTTAGGATATGGGATATATACTCTAGTTAAATCTGAGGGTTAATGATATATTAAAAGAAACACTGGTCACACAGAGATGATCAGTGTTTTTTTATGTAATTATTATACATAAAAAATATATACTTTTTTTGAAAAAACTATGTACAACTCCTGCCAATGTGGTATAATGGGTACATAAATTGATAAAGGAGTAATTTATGAAAAACAAATTTCACGAACAACACGTTAGAGAACTTGGTACTTATCTTACTAAGATCAAAGCAGATTATCATAGATGGCAAGATAGATGTCAAGATGGTGATGATGCTGTAAAAGACAGCATGTTTGATGATTTCTGCGAAAAATTAACTTATACTGTAGGCAGAAACTATATTAAAATCATCTCTAATGATTCAGCTCATTCATTCATTGTAGCTAAAGAAACAAAAGGATTTAAGAAAGGAGACATTCTAATGGCAGCATCATGGAACGCTCCAGCAACAAACTTCGCAAGAGGTAACATTTTTGATGAAGAAGGTTATACAATTAGATGGACAGGAGCATTTTAATGCTTAAAATTATGTATAAAATTTATGTACTTTTTTTCGAAAAAAGCATGTACAAATCCAATAATCTTTGGTATAATAGGCATATAAATTGATAAAGGAGTGAATATGTCAAGTAACACAAACACAGCGATCCTCGAAGCTATAAACGAGGAAGTCAATGAGTTATCTCCTATGGCAGTAGTTAGTGAATTAGGTATTACACCAATGGCAGATTCTTTTGATGAATTTCTAGCTTTTGCAGATATGGAGAAGCTAAGATATAAATTAGTTTTCAAAAGATTCGAGGAGATGAGTGCTTAATATGAATTATTATAAAGAGTTTAATTTAGAAGAAAATGCTACTGAAGATCAAATTAGATCTGCAGTTGGCGCACCTTCTACTGAAGAAGAAAAATATTGCCTTTGTGGAAAGCTTCACGAAGATTGCAATGAAAATTATGAACACATGACATCAGGAGTATAATTATGTGGAATAGCGATGATAAAATTTTAAGCGTTTCAGAACCCAAAGTAATGGAGTCTGCAGCGGGTTTTTATGTTGGTCAGTCTTGTGAGACTGAACTTCTGTGGGAAAATGGCACCACTGATATTATCACTGAGCCTTATGATAGGTTGAGTGGTTATTTTGCCACTGCTGAGGAAGCGGGTGCTTACTTGGCGTTAATTAATTAATTTTTTGAGAGGTATATTATGAGACATAGTAATAATTATATAACAACTGCACACACTGAGTGCGCAAGTGAAATGTTAGAAGTTGAAGCATTTAGAAAGGTTGTGAAAACAATCAATAAAGAGAATAAATTTTTAGAAGGTAGATATTCATATCCTGGAACACTTCCAAGATATTACGTCAAACTTCAAGGTAGAGGTGCTAGAACTGTAAATGCTATCAAAGATGGTAAGCATCCAAGAAGTTATGATCAATTTCTTCCTTTGAAGTACGCAGAAAAGGTGGATGTATATGTCTACACAAGATAAAGAAACAGCATTTAAAGTAACTGCAAAACAAGGAAGAAAAATTGTTGCAGAATACATTTTTGCTAATATGCTAGATGCTATTACATTTGAAGTTGGTATGAAAAAAGAAGGTTACAACACCAAAATGGAGGCAATTTATGTCTGAAACATTACTAGTATTATTCATTTCAGTTGTTGGAGTAGGTTATACTTCATATAAAATTGGAATTAAAGAAGGCAGCGAAAGTATGCTTAGTCTTTTAGAAAAAATCGGTGTTATTAATATGGATGATGAAGGAAATGTAACACCTAATCTTAACTATAAAGCAAAACTCAAATCCTAATTTGTATAAATAGTATATAAGTTACAACTATAACTCTGAGGAAGGTTATGAAAAGGTTTAGTACATTTATATACGAAGCAAGTTTAGCAGGTTCTACCACGAACTATCAACGATCCACTGGTGCTTTTTACAAGTATGTCCAGATGGCAAAAGATCCAAATATTGACTTCGAAGCTGATAGAGATGCTAAGCTCTATGATAAGCAATTTAATCATGTTGCTGATATTAGCCAAGGAGAAAAGTTCAAAATTCTAGATAGAGATGAAAAAGATTT